ATATCTCCTTCAGAAAAAGTATTAACTGATACAGTTCCACATGGTAGACTTTTTGCTAGATGAAATGCTCTATCAATATCCTGGGTAAATACACTTGCATGTAATCCATATTTTGCTTAATGGCTTTGGCTTTAGATTGTAATTCAGCTACTTGCTGTTGATTAGATTGAGTTATTAAATCATTAAATGACTTGGTAACTATCTTGCCAGACTTATCTAAAACGGGGTATTCTCTATTATCATGACCTTTGAAAAATAGATTAGCGCCTGTTTCATTGCCATTAGTTACCCAATAAGCGTTGCTTTTGATTTGATTTAAATATCCTTGTTCTGTAGGGTTCATATTCCATGGGTCGATTAATGTTTTTGCATTTCCAATCCCGACATTATCAATTGATAAGTTTTTAATAACGTCTTGCATTCCATTTTGCACTAAATTTGCATCCATTGATTTTGGTACACGCACAGTTACATCGTTATTATTTTGAATGAAATTATATTTATCTTTACCAACAAACATATCTACCGCATTTTGTGTCGCTTGCTTAACACTTACGCCATTGCGAACATTGCTATATGCTATCTTTGTGATAGTATCTCGTAAATCTCCAATTGTAGTGCTACTTAATTGAGCAGCTGGGAATGACGCATAAAAATCTGTCATTTGTTTAGCAACTTGTGTGTCAATATCTTTTGCATTTTTATCTGGCAAACTATCTCTCAGTTGTTTAATGTCAACGTCTGACATAATAGCTGCTTGCTCTCTAGCATATTGTGTAGGCGCGCTCATGATACTAGTTAGACCAGATGGTAATGCTTTATTCTTTTGTAGTTGACCAGCCACTAGCGAAAAATCTTTACCGTATTGATCTGCTAATTGCTTAACTGCGTCAACTTTAGCCATCCCTTTTGAGTTCTGTAGTTTAGTAATAATGCTATTTTCTTGATCTTGTCTAAGTAATTGCGGATACTGCACACCTTGTTTTTGCTGCGCTGCAATTAATGCTTGATTATATTTAAGTAAGTTCTCTGGAGTGTTTGCGGTCTGTAATACACTAGCATATTTTTGCACCTCACTATCATTGTTAGCAGCCCATGCCACTGGGTCTTTTTGAATTGCTGACCGTTTGGCTTGAATTGCTTTTACTAATTCTTGTTGACGTTGTGCATCGCCAGCATAGCCAATCTCTTGACGTGGTGTGTAGGTATTAACCAGTTGCGCTTCTTGTGTTGGTGTCATGTTGTTAACCGCATGAATATCTGCGCCCATCTTCATAGTTTTAAGATAAGTAGTGTATTCAGTAGGTGATTTAAACTGCTCTGGTTGCATTAATTGCTGTGGTACTTTGCCATCCTGCGCCATTGCTATCTGATCTTTTGCCATACTATCATACTGATTAAACATCTGCGTTTGTCTAGACTGAATAACTTGCTGTGCTTTGCTATTCCACTGTATGCGCTCTTGTGCTGTCATATCTTCAATAACTGGGTGTGCGCCAATTGCTTGCTGTTCTTTATCCAGATACTTTTTAGATTCGCTAGTAAACTTTTTATAATTAGTGTCAATAACTTGACCAACTGTTTTACCCTTTAAATAACTATTGGCTGCCATTACCTCTTTACTAACAACATCACTAATTTTAGTATCTGGATTAGCATTAAGCAGGTTGGTTGCCCCACTTGCACCGAAATGATGAGCTAAATACAGTTCTTGGTCACTTGGTTCACGACCAAGGTTACTTTGTAATTGTAACTTGTTGTTATTAGTTAATTGGGTGAATGCCTGTATTTGTTGTTCAGGGGTTGCATTATCTGGTAAGCCTAATTGCTCACGAGTTGATTTAGTCATCTGTACTAATCCACTAGCTGATGATGTTTTGCTCTTTGATTTAGTATTAAACCCTGATTCTATGCCAGTTACCGATAGTGCATACAGTGCTGAAATACCGCCTTGCTGTGCAATAGTTGCCACTTTTGATTGAATGCTACCCTCTGGTAATTTGCCAATAGTAGGATTAATCATATTTGCAAAAGCTACTGGATTATTATCTAACATGCTATTAGCAGCTGAGTTACGATATTGTGTATCTGCTTGTTCTTTTAGTTTGCGCTGGGTTGGTTCGTCTAATCCGCTGGCTTGAATGGTTGCGTAGGTCTTGGCTTTTTCAGCAATATATCTATTTGGGTCAATTAATAGCACGTTGGCGCTATTATCAATTGTGCCTGATAGCTGGTCAACTTTATACCCAACAAAGCGCTGTTGCTCGAATGCAACTCCTTGGCGTGCTAATGATTCACGCTGTTGCAGATATTGATATTCTAAGAACTTTTGAGCTTCTGGATTATTATTAGTTTCCTTGATTTGCTGAAATTGCGTCTCGTAATCTGAGAGTAACTGCTTAGTAAATCCTGTTGCTGCTCCCTGTGCTGAGTTCATCCGCTCAGGCATACTTTGCATAAACTGCAACTCTAAATCACTAGTAGATTTTACAGCTGATAATTTAGCCGCTTCATTCGCTTGTTGCTCTTGGATTTTAAACGCTTCACGGTTTAATTGCATTTCGCTAGTTGTATCTTGTGCAGCTTGTCCACCAAGTTGAGTAACTGCTTGCCCGATTTGTCCAAGACCTTGCCCGATTGGGTTACCGACTTGTACGCTAGGCGCTGCGGCTACATTACCAAGATTATTAACTGTTACCGTTTGTCCGTATGGTTGAATTTTTTGCATTACATTACCCCCATTATTTTATCTAATCTTTGCTGTCTGTATATGCTGCGGCTAGTTCCCATGTAGTTACCAACTCCACCGATTAAGCTACCAGCACCAGACATATAGCCGCCAGTGATACTTGATCCTATTTGCGAACTAGCAACATTAGCCGCATAAGTTGATTGTTCTGCCTGTGCATTTAGACCTATGCCAGTTAATAAACCATTGTATAAAATGTTTTGACGGTCAAGTTCTGCATAGTTGGCTGACTGCTCTAGTAAGTCGCCACCAGTGCCACCAAAACCTATATTACTTTGTGCCGTTGCAGCTCGCTGCTCACCTAGTTGCTGAGCTGCTTTACGGTGTTGCACGTTAGATTGTTCTACACTCTGAGCCATTGCTAATTGTGCTTGTTGCTTTTGTACCGCTGCATTATAGTTTTGTGCATTAGCCTGTGCTTGATAGTTTGATGCTTGTGAATAACCAGATGATATAGCACTTATGCCAGACATCGCTGTGCCGACTGCTATTAATGATAATGAGATTGGATCAGCCATAATTAGACTCCTAAAATTAGCTTTATTATACCATAACTGATACAATTACTCCTATTTAATAGGAAGTTACAATGCGTATAATCAAATTTTTACCTGAACATATCAAACAAATAGCACTGCAACCACATCAAGAAAGTGCAGAAATATATAATCATGACTATAGCGGCTTAGTTAAAGACGCATGGACGTTATTAGATAATAACAATTCACCTGTGTTTATCGGTGGATTTTATCAAATATGGAATAATCGGCAAGTATGCTGGTGTTTACTAAGTTATGATTCTGGTAAACACTTTACTAGAATCATACGGGCTGTAAAAAAAGAGTTGGCTAACCGAGTTGGAAGAATTGAATGTTATGTTAGCCCAGAATTTGTACAAGGTCATAGATTTGCTAAATTATTGGGGTTTACTTGTGAGGCTGAATATATGTCAGGATTCCATGCTAATGGTGAAGCTGCAGCAATGTACGCAAAAACCCGTTAAATTAATAACGGGGTATCACGAGTGAAGGCATAATCTACCTATCATGTGTATTAATATCTGGCATAATACTAATTAATGTAATCGGATAAGCCTGATCACTAGTTACGCTTATTGTTGCATCAGATTCAACCCCACCATCTATATTGATTGAACTATCACCAGTGAACAACGTATTAGGTGTATCCATAGGTGTAATCGGTCTGCGATTATTAATATCTAATAGCTGCCATGGGTAGTTACCTGAATTAATACCAGCTTTAACACCTAAACTATTCAATAATCGAATTACAACTATACTAATGCGTTTAAGTTTACCTTGACTTGTACCATTTTGGCTACCGCCCTCAGGTCGCATTGTTTGCATTAATGGAGTATTTCTTAACCCAATTTGCACAACACTACTAGCTAACTGTAACGTAATAGCACCACTAGTTACTACACAATCTGGGTGATTAGCACCATCCGCTAATACTTGTACAGTTTGCCCCTCAAGCCACGTTAAGCCAGTGACTATTGTTGTAGCTGAACCACTATACGTTGCCCCACAATCCACATAATAGCAAGTGTTTTGTAAATCTCCATCCTCGTAATCTTTTTCAAGATATTCAATATAGCGCTTGGTTGCACCATTTATTGTACGCTTAACAATTAGCCAAACATCATCACGTGTACCATCGTAGCGCGGTATAACTTGCACTGATTCAACAACAGAATTACCACTGCCAAAACTACCGCCAATAATATGCCGATGCCAACCTGATACATCTTGCAATTTATTATATGTGAACCCAAGCAACACACCATCCGAACGAACAGCCCACAATACATTGTACGGTTCACGGTGAAACGCCATGTCAACAATGCCACCATTGGTAATGTGATCAGCTAATATTGTCACATCGGCAGCAATAAAGCTATCAGTTGAGTAATCATAATTAGTTTCTCGTAACTTCTTACCAGCTCGCTGGACAAATAGCACTGCATTATCTACACGCACTGGTCTAACTTGTCGTGCCCCATATCCACCTTGTTGACTGATTTTTACATTAGTTGGTGCAAATGCTTCGCTAATACTAGCTTCACTAACAAAGACTTCACCGTCTGTTGTGTTAACCATTAAACCCTGCGCCATTGGTGTAATGCCAACTATTTGACTAGCAGTGTCAGATTGCACTTCAATACTAATTGCACTATCTGCTAGTATCTGGCCAAATTCATTACTAGCAAAATTTTCATAATCGCCAGCGCAGCTAAACCATATCTTTTGATCACGTGCAAAAGTTAAGCGCTCACGGAAAAATGTTACATGCGTTGGATACCCAACTTCACTGCGCCATGCGGACTTAGCCCATCGTTTAGTACCATTGTTAGCTTTTAGTATATCAGTTGGTACTGTTACTTTAGCCGTTGCTAACATGTCCGTTGCTGAGACATAAGCACCTAACTTAAAGTATGCTGTTGTATCGTCGTGGTATTCCCATGTAACTCCTGGATCACCATCTAGTTTACTACCAACCGTGTGAATTGGCGACACATAGCCAGTAGTGCCACCAGCTACAGTATAATAATTCTTACCGTCATTGCGTCTATATTCAGTTGCCCCGACTGCTGTCGCTGTTACCCACGGCTTATTAACATCAATAGCTGATTGCTCAACATAGAACCATGAATTAGCATCGCTCGCAACAAATAAACTAGCACTAGCTTCTAAGTCAAGCCCTGCTTCATCCCATTTAACAACAATCGTATTATCCGCATTGACGCGCTCAAACGGTGGTGGGGCAAATTCTACAGCAGCTAATGACCACTTATTATTGCTTATGCGGCTTAGTTTCTGCGGAGCAATATTACGATGGCAAATATAAATTACATCACCAGATTGAACCAAAGATAAACCAAAGCCATTTTCTGACGTTGTCAATTCTGTTGCGGTGTACGGAGTTGGTACTTCATAAATATCATCAGTTAATGGATACCAGTAAGCAGCATTAGGTTGAGCATGATTAGTATGCGCAAGTATGCAGTAATAGTTAACTCCAGCTGTTGAAGCTATATCCCCGATAGTGTAGGCAGTCGCTGCATTCCACGCTGTCACCGTTCCAGTAACTAATTGAGCATGATTAGAATAGAATCTTATATAGTTAACACCAAATTCCAGAATAAAAGATTGTTGAAAATTAAACTCAAATTTAGCTAACCATGTGGTATTTGCTGAGTTCTTGACTTCGCTAACAAACCTAGTGCCCGGGCGTCGTTGTAACGCACCTTGCACCAATGGGATAAAGTTTTGAACTTGTTTACAGCCAGACGCATATTTAGCAAGATCAACACGCCCATCTACACGAGGAGATAATTCACCAGCATTAAATGAGGTTTTATTTAGTGATACTTTTGCCATTACAATCTCGCAAACATCCAGTCACCATCAGCATTAGCGCTAGGTGCTGTTTCAATAGCATTAGATTTAAGCGCCATTTTCATAGCTATTTTATATTCATCCCACAGCATTTGACGCTGAGTAGATGAGTTAGTTATATCCTCACAAATCTTAATTGCTAATTTAATCGCAAAAACCTCAGTAAATGTAGAATCAAACTCTGTTGTATCAGTTATCTGCCGAATGTATTTAATCTTAAGCGGTGCTGCAATGTTAGTTAAAATCTTCCCTGACTCAATGCTAAATGGTGACGTATCACCACTGATATAATATCCAGCATTTACATTAGTTAGATACTCATCAACTTGCACCATCCGTAGAAAGTCACTTGGTAGCTGATATTGTAGATCATAACCCCATGTAGGAACATCAACCAATGCAGGTAATGCAGCTCTTGCAATAGCAAAGCGCCAATTGTGAGCACGTAATTCAGCATCAAGCGTTATATTCCACATTGCCGTAATAGACCGAGCTGTTTTTACATCATCACCAAGTGAGATAATACGAGCAGCACCGAGTAATGTTAAAGCATTGTTAGCAATTTCAATCTGTGAGGACATAATTTAATCCTTAAGCTGGAGCCCAATTATTCTTAGTTATATACGCTGTTAATTGTTCAAGTGCTAATATCACCGCTTTTTTACTAGTAAACTTAGCTAAGTCAATAGTTAGCTCCATTCCTGCAGTAGTTGCGCTTCCTGAAGCCTGTGTAATATCTACCAATTTAGCTCCTACTTCAGCACTATATAAACGAGTTGCCATGATTTAATCCTTTGAAATAGCCCATTGATACTATCGCAGGGCTAGAGAGACGTTATACGGTGTAATATACTTTAAGAGTAATATCACCAGCAGCAGTTCCAACGGTAGCACCTGTTAAACACAAATCGTATTCACGACCAGAATCAACAGGTAACGCTAGAACTTCCCATAAGCGTTTTTCAGCTTTATTGATGTCTAATGCTTGATGCAATACATCCAATGGAGCAACACGCGCACTAGATAAATCCACATCATTGGCAAAGCAATTGACAGACGCAACAGCGCCACCATTTGCAGCCGTTTGATATAGACCCACATCGTACACAGTCCCATCAGTGATTGCATCATTAAGCAAGTCAATTTTCATAATTACAGCATTACTTGGTAAGCGGCAAAAACGATATACGCTAGTATCGTCATCACCAGCAGCCACCGCAAGTGTAGCCACCATTGACAATAAAGGAGCACCAACTAAAGCGCGAGCGCTACGCACCATTGGAGTAGCATCAGCGTTAGTGATACCGTTTGATTTTGTATTTACAACAGCCATTTTCTAATCCTTATTATTCTGCACAAGGCAATTCAATGATTTTCTTTTCTTCCAGACGTGTAGCGCCGAAAGTACCTTGACATAATACTTGCCATGGTAAAGAGGATAAGTCTTTACGTTGGCTAATATCGGTCATGATGTCATTCCAGATACCTAAGTGCATACCTGATTTAGCGAATACAGGCACACGACGATAAGTTGATGTATTAGTTGGTAAGCGCTCAGAATGGATAAAGTTAATACCCAAGAATGAATCCACTTTACCATTTACTAACACGGCTGAGCTATTATAATCAGTGTTAACAACTTGGATTTCATTCAGTAAATTAGCGTGCTGTTTAGCTGAGATAACACAGAACAATGGGTCTGCATCAATATCAACCTCATGCGACATCAACAAACGACGCGCTTCAATAAGTTTTGCCACGCTAAGACCTGAAGCAGCAGCAGCGCCGAACCCAACCGCAACTTGATTTCCAGATAAAAATGATGTGCTATTAGAACCAGTTTCACCAGTTTTTGCAGTTCCGAAGAATGAAGCGATAATCTCATCATCCATTGCACGCAATAAAGCATTTGCGCCAGATTGCACGTAAGAGCTCATCGGGTCATTCAATAAACGCAACTTATCGAAATTATCAACAAGATCATTCCAATCGTAATCTACTGGACTTACCCAACGGCGATCATTCTGAACATCGTACGGTACTAGTGGTTGATAGCGACCAGTACGTTTAGACGCATTTACGGCTGCGTATTGGTCAACCGCAACGGCTTGTTTGCCGTAGTGTTGACCAACCATCACTGCATTACGCAAACGGCTACCCTTTTGTTGTACCAGCAATTGTACGTTAGTAGTATATTGCTGTACTGCTAAATTAATATCATATTGTGACATATTACCTCCTTATGGTTAAAAAGTCACTTGGTTTTGCCCATCGGCTTAGGATTAACAACGCTTGCCGATGATCTTGCCATTACGTAATCGTAGTATGCGTTAACATATGCGATTGCCTCTTCTGGACTTCTTCCCGCGTTGTGTGTTAATTGTAATAATTCAAGTTTTAGTTTTTGTTCATCAGTCATTATTTATTACCCGCAATTACTCGGTTAAGCGTTAATACACGTTCACGAGTTTGCGCGTCACCAGCAAGATATTTTTCACGCTTAGTTGCATCTTGCATAATCCCCTTGAGTTCAGCTTGTGCGCCCTCGAGAGACATACCGAACGGACTGGCATTTGCACCTGTGCCCTCAATTCTATGCTCAGATAAACCGCTGCCAAAGGTATTAAACATCTTAGCTAAGAACCCAACGCCACCCATCGCAACTAGTTCTGGATTAGTAGCAAAAGCACGCTCTAATGTTCCTGCTTTTGCATCATCAATACCAGCTGCACGAGCTGCACGACGTGATAACTCAATGTTACGGTCATAATTCTGCGCCCACTCTTGCTTAAGTGATTGCTCTGCATTTTGACGCTCAACATCTGCATGTTGCTGCATAGTAGCCATTTGACTAGCTGCGTAACCGTTATATTTCTCCGCCAAGGCGGTAGCTTGTGTTTTGTTTAATCCTAGCTCATGCATCCAAGTTTGTACCTGTGCCGAGAATTCAGGATTAGATCCCTCCATTTTATCTAAGCCATACTCTTCAGCTTTAGCAGGTCGCCCTAGTTTATTATAGAATTCAGACATCTGTTCAGGTGTAGCATCAGCACCAGGCATAATCAAAGTATTGCCAGCCTTTTCAGCGCTGATTAACTTCTCGTAGTTCTGTTGCTGTGTGATAATGTCTTCAACGCCTTTATAACCTTTAGCTTCAACATAGCCACGCATGCCGTCGTCTTTGATAGAATCGAACCACTGACCAGTTGGTTGTTGTGCTGTTTCTGGTGCAATGATTGGTGCTACAGTAGTTTCAATCGCAGTAGCCTCAACCTGTGCTGTGTTATTAGTTTCTTCCATTTTATACCCTCTCTAAGTTAATTAATCTTGCTCTTTGTAGTATTTATAAATCTGCTCATCATCTAAATTAACATAATGCTTAATTCGATTAAGCACTGAGCGTTTGCCCTCTTCATATGCCATTTGCAACGGATCTATATTACCCGTAGCATTATTTACTTTAGCGCTTGATGTAAACGCATTACAAAACTTACTTAAATCTTTGAGCACTAATCTACCCGCTGTAGTAGTAAATACATCCATATAAGCTAGTTTACGGCGTAATATCCGCTCAACTACTAATCCAGCTTTATCTTTTACTGATTGCCACATTATTGACTAACTCCCATATTAGGTGCAGGACTAGCGCTACTTGCATACTGTTGGGCTTGTGCCATGTCTTTAGCCGAACTAGCCACGACTGGGGCGGCTTGCAATAATTGCTGCATCTGTGCTTGCTGTGCTTGTTGTTGTTTCATTGCTGCCACTTCTTCTTTACTGTGCATAACCTTGGCTGGTACACCACGAATATCAGCCAGAATACGCATAGCTTCTTCAATATCAAACATCTGTAATATAGACGGGTCAAATTGAGCCATACCAGCGGCAGTCTGTAATGTGTTAAGAATAGCAATCGCCTCATTACTGCGCATAATCTTATTGAGTGGGGCTTCGAATGTGATTTCAAACTCACCTCCAAGCTGTAATAGCTCTTGTGGCATAGGTGGCAATATACCAGCCATTGAAAGAATATCTAACTCACGATCAATCATCGGAGATAATAGCTCAGATTGTTGACGTCCCATAGTTGGAGCTAACATCTCGCCTTTTTCTTGTTGTCTATACTCTACCTCTGTGGCTGTTTGTTGCGGTCTATCTTGAACTAAGACTTGAAATAGTGTTACTAGGAACGCTTCATTGATTGCTTGACGCATCTGGTTGATTTGATCTATACCAACATCAATCCGCGCATTAGTTTGTAAAGGAACAACTAACTGTCTGCCTTGCTCATCAACCCCGCCATAGTTAATAGCCCCTGCTTGCAATGATAAGCCATTGATTGCAGCATCGTCAGTCGCTAATAGAACTGGGTCAACTGCTTTCTCTGTTTGTTTAAGTACGGCTCTGCGTGCTCTGTTGAGTGTTTTAATCTCTGGCAATACATCCATTGCAGGGCTGCGTCCATATACCTCATTGCTCTCAGTTATGTAACGAGATACAATATATGGCATTGTACGATAACCACCCTCGGATACTATCTTCTTCGCATCAGCTGCAACATAGCAAGATTTATAAGCAAAATTGCGCAAATCTTTTTCTTCAGTGTTTGGAGATACTGCATGGATAAACCAAAATTCTTCGTCTGGATTATCTTTAGCACATT